TCAGCAAGCCCTGCACTCGGATGCTGCCCGAGACGTTCGATACACCAAAGCCGCGGCGCACGCTGGCTGCCTTCTCGGATGCGGTCCACTCCACCTCGGGATCCGACACAGAGCCGTCAAGGAACACCTCAGAGATGAGCACGTTGTCCATCGTACCCACCAATCGGCGGTCGAAAAAGTTCCTCCCGCGGCGACTGATCCACCTCGTAGGGAGAAGGCTCGCTGGGCCCGCGCTGGCCAACACGTTGCGGCCGTAGCTTGCGCCAGGCATTGAGCACGTCTGGTAGGTGTACGTCCAGCCAGGAGCATGCGTCTTGTAATCCACCAGGTCGGCGTGCAGATCAATGGTGGTGCCGCGCGCTGTCATGACGCAATCGGGGCGGCCGACGCGGCCACCGGGCACAAAGGTCTGCGCACCGGGGTTTGCCTCGCTGGCGTTGCCACCTGCGCGGATGCCTGGGTCCATGGAGTACTTGGTAGGCGCCACGGCAGCGAAGTGCCGCCACCACACGATACCTGCGCCTGGGTTGTTGATGTCTGTGCCGTATGGCAGGCCTGTATCTGGGTTCGACGTGAGGCCGTTTTTGTCGATGATCTGCGTGCCACCACCTTCTGTTGTGCGCACGAAATACACCATCGCCTTGGAGTGGCTTGGAATGACGCCAGTGACCGGGTTGACATAGCACACCCGGCTGCCCGGCTGGTCGGGAGACATCAACGGGATGGCCTCGTCTGCCGGCCAGGCTGACGGGGTCAACCAGGACGACAGAAAGCCAACCGCGAGGGCATCCCAGCGGGCGCGAAAGAACCGGGCAAGTGACATTTTGGTTAACTCAGGGAGGCCAGCACAGGACGAAGCTCATCCGCCATCAGAATGTGCGCGGCTGTCGATGGATGCACGCCGTCAGCAGTGGCGTAGCCGGCGGTGCCATTCACTTTCCATTTGTATCGATCGCCACTGTCCCGGACCGAATCAAACGGCACCACCGTCAAGACCGCGCCGCCCCCGACTTGAGTGCTCAGCCAAGTGTTGAATGTGCGGGCAGCGCCACCAACGCCAAATGCCGAATTGATGTAAGTCTGGTTCGCCGCCAGCACGTAGGAATCGCTCGACGTCACGCGGGGGAGAACTTCGCCGCGCACAACACCCGATGCCCCAGAGGCCATGGCCTGCGCCCAGATGGCCTGGCACCGTGTGCGCACGGTGGCGTCCGTTTCCCCGGCCAAGAAATCGTTGGTGCCATACATGTCCCACAGGTACTTCGCATAGGCCAGGTATGGCGTCATGCGGTCGGCATTTGCGGCGCTCCACATCGCGCTGATGGAAGAACCCTGCCCAAATTTGATGCCAGCCAGCATCGGGGCGCCATTTGATGCGCTCATGCGAGCACGATCAAAATAGCCATTCCCGACCTGGCCCGACAACGCATCGGCAGAGCCCTCGGTGATTGAGTCGCCAACGGCGAGGAAGGTCTTGGGATTCCCGCTGACGAACCGGCCAAGCACGATAGGAGCAACGACATTTACTTCGTTTGTCCAGCTTGAGCCGCTGATCGCGATGTTGCCGTAGCTGTCAATTTGGCTGACGGTGGTATTCGCTACAGGGTCAAGCCACAGCGCCACGCCGCCCGGGTAGATCCCCGCCGTCCCATAGTTGAACATGGCTGGAATTTTCTGGCCGGCGGTGCTCACCGTCAGCTCCAGGCGCACCCAATACTTGTCGCCATTGGTGAATGCAGAGAGCCCAAAAGCGGATGCAAGCAATGGATCGGATTGCACATCCGTGGCACCCGCCGGGATCAGCTTCGTGCGCGCACCGGAGAAAAGCACAGGGACACTGCTGGTAGCACCGTCCTTCTCGATCGCCGCTTTGCTGACTGTGAAATCATTGGCCCCCAAAACCACACCAGTGCTTTGGGTGTACCAATTCATCAGGCTCAGCACGAGCTGGCTGGAATCAGCTGATGCCATCCAGATGGGATATCGGCAGCGGTAAGTCAGCTGCCCAGCGGGGGCCATTGCCAAGCTCCCCGACTGTGCCTGCTTGTTGTTGCGAGTAACCACGCGGAGAGGCTGGACAGCAGATGCCGTGCTGCCGCTGGCTGAGGACGAATCAGCACCGCTGCCCACTGCATTGACGGCGTCAACCACGTACTCATAGGCTGTCGACGCGGTGAGCCCGGTGACCACATAGCCGGTGGCAGCGCTGCTGGTGGGCGAGTAGGCGAAGGCACCTGAACCCACCGGCGTGCGCACGCCGACGCGGTAGCCAGTGATGGCGCTGCCACCGTTGCTTGCGGGCGCTGACCAGGTGAGCGGCTGGGTAGTGGCCGTGGCGGTGCCCAGCACCAGCGCCGTGGGCGCGCCAGGCGCCGTGGCAGCAGCAGCAACTGCCGGCTGGGCAGCGCGCAGTTGGCCATCGGCCACACACTCCAGCGCGACGATGCCGGCCAGCGCCGTGGCGCTGCTGGCGGAGGTGCCAGTGGGTGTGTCGAGCGTGGCCGTACCAGCGACGATGCTGAAGCTGGCTCCCGTCGCGGCGATGGCATAGACGAACATGCCCTTGGTCCAGCCGGCGCCGAGCGTGAGCTGGGTGTTGGTGCCGCTGACGTACAGCGGCGTGTTGCTATGCGTGCCGCCGACGAGGGTGGTGTTGGTGCTGATGTCCATGGCGTGTGTGCTTGAGGTGTTGAGGCGCTGCGGTCAGGCGTTGGGCATGACAAGGCTGTAGGCGGTGACAGTGACTTGCTGGCCGGCGGCGATGCTGCTGTTTTGTAAGACCATGTCGCCGCCGCCACCGGTGGCGGTGACGCTGCCCTGCTCGTGGGTGGCGCCGGCTGCGTCTTTGATGCGGTAGTGCGCCGCGGTGCCGGCTGCAGTGGCCGCCGCAGTCCAGACGCCTGCAAGCGCTTTGGCGCCGGTGCCGGGGTCGGTGAGCCAGTCGGCGGGCAGCGGCACCTCGACGAGCAGCGTGCCGACGTCCGCGGCAGCGCAGTTGGAGGGCTGGGCCAGGGTGCGGATCTGCAGCTTGGGGCTGGCGCCGACGATCGCTTCGTAGGCGTTGGCCATGGCGGCGCGGGCCGGGGCGCTGAATTGACGTGTCACAGGCGTGCTCTCTGGTTGATCACCACCGCTTGGCAAAACCGCGCCGGGCACTGCTTGGGGCAGGCCTGGCAGGCGGCAGGGGCGGTGGTGCGGGCTTGACTACTGGCAGCGTGGCCTGCGCGGGTGCAGGTGGGCTGGCGGCAGCGGATGCCGGTGGGTTGTCGTTGATGTCTTCGTCGTCGGGCTCTGTCGTGGACGACTCGGCCTCAGCGGGTACAGACGTCTGCGCTGGCAGCGCGGGCACGGCGGTCAGCAGGTCGAGCTGCTGGACGCTGCCGAAGAGCTTTTCGCGTGCGGCCCAGACTGCCTCTTGGTGGCGGCCGAGCATCACGTGCAGGAACGCGGCGTAGCTGTAGACCTCGCAGTCCCAGGCCTCGTTGCGCTCGCTGCCCTTGATCCACCAGAGCGCTTTGTTGCCCTGGTTGTCGCGGCGCCACTCGCGCTTCTCACTGCGCATCTGGCGATAGTAGTCGGCCTGGTAGCCGAGCGGGAAGTGGTAGTAGCCACCGCCCGGCTTGGCCAGCTTGAGGCGGCCGTCGATCAGGTTTTTGATGGCCTGGGTGCCGACGAATCGCAGCATCGAACCGCCAGGTACTTCGGTGCCGCGCCAGGTGAAGTCGATCTTCTTTGGGCGCCCAATCTTGGGTGCGTCGATGGCCTTGGCGCCGCGGATGGCGATCCACTGCTTGCCGCGCAACTGGGCGTCGCGGCAGAAGGCGTAAACGTCTTCGCCGTGGTGGCCGCCGGCATCGATAGCGGCCGCGTCGACGCGCATCACCTGGCCGTTGGCGTGGCGGATGGGTGAGTCGAGCAGCTCGCGCAGCTTGGCCCAGGTCTCGGGGTGGCTGGGGTCGCCGTAGATCTCGCTGTGCCAGAGGCCCCAGCTTTCTTCGCCGCGGCCCCAGGCACGCAGGGTGACCGCCAGGCGGTTGTCTTGCGTGTCGACGCCAGCGATGCACACCAGGCCACCGGCTGGGCAGGTCATCAGCTCGTACTGCTCAGCGCGCTGCTGCAGCTGCTCGGCGCTGATGGTGGTGCCGGCCGTTTCTTTGTACGGCAAGCCCAAAATGTTGTTGAAGAAGACCTTGAGCTTTTCCTGGTCGCCTTGGGCCGCAAGCCACTCGCGCGCGAGGAACGGCCAGGGGCGCCATCCGATGGGCGCAGCCAGCGCGTTGAGGTGCCAGCTGGCCACCGCAGGCTCGCCAACAGCGGTGGCACGCCAGTGCGCGAGGCCAGCAGCGCCGGCCTCGGCCTCTGTCATGCCCTTGGCGCGCGTAGCGTAGTTGCGGGCTTTCCAGTCGGCTTCGTTGCTGCCCACGCCGCAGTGCAGGCAGTGGTACAGCGCTTCGTCAGGCTGGCCCTCGGGCCACTTGAGCTGCTTGAAGTCCAGGTGCTGCGACTCACCGCAGCACGGGCAGTGCATGAACCAGCGCCGCTGGTCGCCGCGCTTGAACTGCGCGTCGATGTTGCTGGCCTCGTCGATGGTGGGAGTGCCATCGCCGAAGATCTTGGCGCGCCGGCCAAAGTTGGAGGCCCGGCCCTTGGCCTGCTCAATCAGCGATCCCTGCTTGCCGACGTTGGTGGGGTAGTCATCAGGCTCTTCGAACTTGATGTACCGCATCGACGTCGACTTGATCGGCTTGTTGGCCCCCATCAGGCGCATGACGCCGCCGGGGTATTTTTTGCGCAGCTTGGTGTTGTCGGCGCCCTTGACGCCGCTGGCCCTGATGCGCCGGCTGAGCGCTGCCGTGTTGGCGCGCATGGGTTCGAAGCGGGTCAGCTCCCACTGCTTGGCATCGTCAAGCGTGGGGAACACCACGCCGATGGATCCAGCTGCGGCGCAGATCCAGGTGGCGATCATGTTCTCGCCACTGACCGAACCGCCGATCTGCACCGGCTTCATCCACCAGCCTTCGCGCCAGGGAGAGCCCGGCGACATGGTGCGCTGGATGTCGATGACGTAGGGCGTGCGCGCGGTGCAGTACGGCCCAGGCTCTGGCGTGTCTGCCGGCAAGACGCGGTTCTTCTCCGCCCACTCGTCCACCCACACGCGTTGATCAGGCCGCACGGCGGACTTGATCGATGCGAGGAATTTTTCAGTCGGCGTCATCGCTGTCGTCTTCGTCAGCCTCCTTCACAACGGAGTCGGCGCTGAAGGTGCCCAGCGCCTGGTTGAGTTGATCCTCCAGCAGCTGGCCGCACCGGAAGGCATCGGTCTCGGCAGCGAGTTGGTCTTGCACGCGCGCGGGCACGTTGAGCACCGCATCGCGGATCTGCCGGAAGGCGGTGTAGGCGAGGCGCTTGGCTTCGTCGACGTTGATCAGCAGGCCGAGCAGCTCGTTGAGTTCGAGCTGCTCGCGCTCTTTGCGGATGCGCTCGCGCTCTGCGCGGTGCTTGCGGTACTCGTCGGTGTCGCTGGCCTGGGCTGGCTCATCGTCATCACTGGCCGCCGCAGGCAAGCTCGGTTCAGGCAGGGCGGCGCCAGCGGTGGATCGCGCCGCAGGCCGGTCGATGCGGCCCTCGACCGTGCGCGAGGGATCGTGCTGCTTGTGGCGCCAGGCGCGCGCCGCGGCGACGTCCGACATCGGCATGCCGGCCTTCGCATCGCGGTCGACTTGGCTCTTGGAGACACCGAGCGCCTCGGCCATCTTGCGAATGCTGAGCGCTGTCATGTGTCCCGTGTCCCTGCTGTCCCATGTCCCCCAAGTTACCAAGCCCGCCAACGCGCAAACAACGTGATCGCGAATGACCCGCGTGGCTCAGTGCTGGGGAGGACCCGCTCACTTCGCCGTCGCAAGGGCATAGGCCCATGCCTTGTCGATCGCCTCGGGCAGCTCACGCCGCACCATGCGATCTGCGAACCCGTAGAAGTCAAAGCGACGTGCGGTGTAGTTCGCGTCCTGCTTGGGGAAGACGATGATGGGCACCAGCTGGTGACGCTGGCTGTTGATGACTACCCGCTTGTAGATACCCGCTGGCCTGCCGTCTTCGGGTTCGCCGTAGAACAGATCCAGCTTGTTGCTCACACCCAGGCGGCGCGCTTGTGAAGGCGTTGCCCTCTTGTTGGCCTTGGCCCGAGTGATCAACGCCTTGACCAACGAGCGCGGGATGTTGCCCGACTCATTGAGCTGCACCACGCTGGGCAGCTTGAGCGCCGTCCTTCGTGGTGCACGCTTGCCGCCATCAATCTGCCACTGCAGGTATTCAGCCTGCCGATCCTTCACACCCACAGACGCCTGCAAGGTGCTCTTCTGCGCGCCCTGAAAATAGAAGGCGCGTTTGGTGTAGTCGGTAGGCCGATCCAGCGCGCGCTCCGTCTCAGCGGGCAGCGCCTGGTGAACCATGCGGAAGGTGTCGGTGAGCCCCTTGGCTGCTGCGAACCGGAACTGCGGATGCAGACGCCGGACGCCTGAGATCACGTCGGCCATGTTGCTGGTGAACGAGACCGACATGCGAGCCACCCAAAAAAAAGCCCACCGGGGATGGGGTCCGGTGGGCTGCGGTGCTTTGCCGTGACAACTTGGCTACCGTGCCTGAAATGTACAGAAAAGAGCTAGTGTGTAGAACTCCCCCGCAGGGCCGCAGCGAGGCGCTCAGCCTCCGCCCTCACCGCCGCAGCGCGATCGCTGAACCAGATCGAGATCAATCGGTGCGCCTGGTCGACGCGCATCTTGATTGTGGCAGGCGCAATGCACAGACGCCTGCTCTTCTCAGCCAGCGTGCCGTTGCCCAAGTACACGCACTCCACCGTCGCCCGCAGGTGCGATTGCAGGCCCATCACCGCCTGGTCGGTCTGCTCGGCCTCGTGGTCGTCGATGCTGATCACCGCCATCGAATCGTCAAAGCCGCTGCAGTCCACGCGCTCAGCCATCGACACCCGGGCAAAGCGCCCACCGCCCTGCCCCATGCTCGCCCGCCAGCGTGCCCAGTTGAGCAGGCGGCGCTCCACCTCGGCGATCTTGGCCATCACGCCACCCCTTTCGGGCGCAGCACCAAGAGGTGCTGGCTCTTGGTGTACTGAGCCGAGGCGAACGCAATGATCAGCGGGTCATCCCACAGCGTGCCCACCATCAGCGCGCCCTCACCGGCATAAAACCAGCCTGGCTCACGGTCGATCACGCCGCGCTTCCAGCACTCGTTCACCCAGGCATCGCCGTGCGTGGTACGAGCCTCTTTGATCAGGCGCGCCACCCCAGGCATTTGGGTCGGCAGCCAATCAAACTTGCCCTTCTTCTGTTCTCTGTCCATCTGTCCACCTCAATACATGGAGAGTTAAAACACCCGAGGCCCTCACCCGCGCGGGCCCGCCCCCGCTCCCACTCATGCCTGGCCGCGCTTTGACTGGGACTGCCTGCTGCTGGTGGACAAAGCTCCGCCCTGAAACCCCAGATCAGCTCATTGCTGAATTGCTGGGCCTCAATGCAAAACACGTGGACACGTGGACAGCCGGACAGCCAGGCGCGCCTGGTCGCAATGCCTCACATAGCGGTCACCCGGGTGCCCGTTGACCTTTTCCGCGCCGCCGCGCGATCAGGGGTCAAAACGGGCACGTGTCGGCCTTCTCTTGGTTGCTGCCCTGCGCAGGGCTGTTGTCATCAGCGAGCGCTTCCACGCCCGCGTCGTCTTCTTCGAGCGGTGGGCGTCGGTACACCCACGGCCGCACCTTCACGCCGCCCTTGGACGACGCACGGCCACGCTCCCAGCCCAACCGGCCCAGGGCCGCGCTGGCCTGCTTGGTGATCACTGCGGTCTGCTTGTCCACGCTGATGCCCAGCGTGGTCAGCAAGTCGCCCAGCGAGATCTCGCTCACGAGCGAGCCATTGATGCCATTCATCGGCACCCGCTGGTCTTCGTCGTACAGGTACCGGCGGATGGCGCTTTCCAGCGCGTTCTCCACAGCGCGCTCACGCTGCTGCGGGTCGAACAGGCGCTTTTGCTCACCCGGTGTCGGGTGCATGCGCTCACCGGCATCCAGGTAGGTCAGCGCCTCGGCCAGCAGCTGGTTCAAGTTCTCGCGCAACCAGGCGATATCGATCTGCCGGGATACACGCACCGGCCAGAAACGCCGGTTGCCCGTCGGGTCGGTCAGGTAGTGCGATTCGTTCGTGGTGCCCACAAACACCACTTGCCGCGGGTAGTCCTTCGGCCGCCGGTCAAAGCTGGCGCGAAACCGGTCTTTCTGGCTGCTGATGAACTGCTTGACCTTGGTGACCTCGGCGCGACTCAGCGCGTCCAGCTCACCCCACTCGTACACCAGCACGCCCTGCAAGTTCTGGTAGCTGTCCTTGTCGCCCAGCACCAGGCCGGTGTCAGCAAACCAGTCCAGGCCCAGCGTGCGGGCCAACGTGGACTTGCCCAGGCCTTGGCCGCCCTCAAGGATCAGCATGTAGTCAAACTTGCAGCCCGGGTTCAGCACCCGCGCGCACAGCGCCATCAGCAACCAGGTGGACACACGCGCCAAGTACTCCTGCGTGTCTTGGTCAGCGCCCGCGTGGCCGGTCTTCAGCACGCAGTCACCCAACCAGGTGGCACAGCGCTTGGTGCCGTCCCAGGTGCCGCGCAGGCTCTCGATGCGCTCTCGCGCTGGGTGGAACCTGCGGCGGCGCGCCACCATCACTACAGCCTCTTCTAGGGTTTGCCGACTCATCGGTGGCAACCAGTGATCGCGGCTCAGCCAGTTGCCAAGCTCCAGCTCCTCGACCTCATCCCATTCACCAGCTGGCGCACCCCACGGCGCAGCCTTCAGCTTCATGACGTTGTTGGTGAAGTCATTAAACGCGATCACTCCCGCCGCCTCGGGGATGCCCGGCAGCCAGCGCCCATCGGGCAGGCGCATGCCATCAATGGCGAGCACGATGTTCTCGCGCACCGCCTTGATCGCGCCCTTGTCCGTCGTCAGCAGCTTGCCGCGCCAGGCCAGCGAGTCGTCCGCATCGAGCCCACCGCTCGCGCCAGCGGGGCCATCGACCGGCACCGCTTTGGCGCGCGCCTCATCCAGAGGCGACACAAACGTTGCCGCCCCGCGCAGGTAGCCGCGCACCTGCTCAGCGTCCCAGCCCTGGCTGATGGCATCGGCAATGTCCCAGCCCTCGCCCACGGCGCCCGGTTTCGGGATCTGCACCATGCTCACCGTGCAGCCCAGATCGGCCTGCAGCTTGCTCCCGATGCCCACCATCGCCACCATGCCCGGCTGCTTGTGCTCGGGCTTGATCGGCTTGGTGCTGGGGTCGATGCCCGCCTCGCGCTCAGCCTTGGTCAGGCCCTCACGCTGCGCATCGCAGTCAGGCCACAGGATCACCGCGCGGCCCATCAGCCAGCCCCAGTGCGCCATGCTCCACACCTTGCAGCCACCCGGCCAGCTCACAAAGTCAAACTCATGCCCCAGCAACTGGTGGCCGGCCTCGGCGCACTTCTCGCCCTCAACCACCACCACGGGCAGCGAGCAGTCGCCGCTCAGCAAGCCTGCAGGCACATACAGCGGGCGGGGTGCCTCCCACTGCTTCCAGTGCCAGGCCATGGTGCCGCGGCCGTCTTCGAGGTTCTCGCACCAGGTGCGCGGGATGGTCTCTTTCGAGATCTCGCCATC